GACCGACAGGGTATCGTCATCCTCTCCATCACCATTGAGCACTTCCTGCCACAGATACCAGGCCTCTGCCGAAGGCTCCCGCAGCACCACGCTGACATTACCCCATTCCGGCACCTTCACCGTTTTATGACGAAACCCTGACAGTCTGGCCAGCGCCAGCGTTTTCAGATCCTTTTTCATGATGACCCATCCCCTTATCCGGCGGCTGCGCTCACTGTCACGGTGCATTCAACAGACGTCACACTCTGTGCTTTCTCTGCCGAATCGGTCACCACACAGGTATATTTCCCCGCATCAGCGGACTGCGCACCTGGCTTACTGAAGGTGTCTGTCGTCTGCCCGTCAACCGGCTGACCATCCTTCTTCCAGGCGTATTTATACGGCGGCGTTCCCCCGTTGGCACTGACTGACATTGTCAGCAGCGCACCGGTATTCACGGTAAGTGTCTTATCCAGATTTTTCACAAACGCCAGCGGTACCACAAAGGACACCGGTTTGCCTTTCAGACGCAGTGAGAACGTTGCAGCCACCACGCCGTTGGTACCGGATGACCAGGTGTGCTGGCGCACTTCCGCCAGGAATTTAAAGCCCTTACCGGACGGAAACAGCACCTTAAACGCATACAACGCGTCATTGTCATAGGCATCACGCAGGGCGTTCTGGGCCTGATTCAGATAAAAATTGCCCGACATGGAAATCTCAGACGACGCCCCCAGACCATTGATGTTCTCCTGCTCTGTGGAGCAGAGCGTGGTCACATCAATATCCTGTTTCTGCCCGGCGGTGAACTGCACTTCCTTGATGGTGCAGTCCAGGCGCAGATATTCCGCCTTATCCATAGTTTCAGCAGTCGCCGGGGCAGATGAAATCATCACCTGCGTCAGCTGTGAGCGTTCATACAAAGCAGACATTCTGCCTCCTGATAATAAAAAACCCGCACGCGGCGGGGTATGGGTTTTGTAGAAAAAAGAAAAAGTCACACCGTGACCTGAAACTCCAGGGTTGCACGGTAACAGCGGTTTTCCGGAATATAGTCCTGCATTTCACTGACGGATCCCGGGGCCAGCAGCATTATGGCTTCACGGGCGTCCTGACGTATCTGACGCGCCTGCGTCACAGTCCCGGCATAAACGTCTATCTGCACCGACACTGAGGACTCCGCCTGCCCGCCCATCACGTCCGCTGACACCGATGAAATCAGGCTGAAAACCACCCACGGAAGCGCCACCGACGGCCTGCCATCCAGCAGGGGGACCACATACGGGTACACCTGCCCGCCGGCAAGATGCGCCAGATGAGGATACAAATCCGCCTCCGTCATCGTCTCAGTACCTCATCAATGGCCCGGTTCATCCGCGCAATCGCCACCTGTGCCGCCTGTTCACTGCGCACATCAAATGCCGGGCGCACAAACGGGTGCGGTGGCATATTCACGGTCCCCATTTCCACAAACCGCCAGTAGAAAGCGTTGCGCGGGTTATCCGCCTTCATGGTGTTATCGCTGTTACCGGTGTCCGGATTAACACCCCGGATATGCACACCGGATTCCATCCCGCCATCGCGGGAGCGCCGGGAAAGGACCACCACATTGCGGCGCAGTTTTCCCCTGCGTACCGGTGCCCGTGACACCACTTCTTCTTTCAGCACATTCGCACCCGCACGGGTTGCCTCACGCAGCACCCGGTTATTTTCTGCACCACTCAGAAGCTGCAAATCGCGGCTGATGTCCTCCAGCCCCGAAAAATCCAGCAGGGTTTCGATCATTTTTCCCCTCCCAGCCGACAGAGAATTTCCAGACGTCCGCCGGTCGCATCCGGCACGGGCAGCCCGACAACGTTCAGGATCCGGTCACGCCAGGGACCACTCAGCACATGAAGTCGTGACGCTGCCGTGATTTCCCGACCGGACTGACCGCGCACCCAGATGCGGATTTCCGCCTGCGCCATTTCCGCACCGGACTGCATCCGCTCCCGGCTGCTCCTGCCCCGGATATCCGCATGAATTTTCCCGCATGACACCCATTCTTCCGTCATTTCTCCGGCAGCGTTACGGGTTAACACCGGGTTCAGAACACTTATCATCTGTGTCAGACGACCTGCAGATATTGCCATTCCCCCTCCTCATAACACCGTCGGACAACGCAAATCGTAAATCAGCACGGAAACAGAAAACGGCAGCTCCCCCTGAATCAGTTCTTCCCGCTCCGCAAGATCCGGATTCCGGTACAGCATCCCGGTCAGTCGCATGGCAGCCCCCTTCATCCGGGTTAATGCCTCGCCCGGGATCAGTTCACCGTCCTCACGAATCACCTTATCCCGGCTGCCCTGAATGTAGGCCAGCAGCACGGCGGTAGCCTGACGAACCTTGTCCATCAGCATGTCATCATCCGCGTCATGGTCGACACGCAGATGTGCCTTGATCTCTTCCAGTGTCAGTAATGCCGTCATTTTCAGCCTCCTGCATCCCGCCCACGTTTTGCAGCCAGGGTCCAGGCTGATGAATGAGCTTCTCCGGGTTTATCTTCGGTCATACTGTTGCAGTGCCACAGCGAGCCCCCCCACGTCACCGTATCGCCGGGGTGGTAGGTTTCACCGGCTCTGAACACACCGCGGTAGAGCATCACCGGCAGGGAAAATGTTTTTTCCGTACGCTGGCCACTGCTCTGCCGGACCACCACAGAGAACAACCGCTCACCCGTCATGCTGACGTCAATATCCGCCACCCCGTCAACCAGGCATTCCCATCCCCGCATCCCGTGCGTTTTTTCATACGCCCGCCAGAGTCCGCCCTGGTGTGTGGCATACGTGCCCCGGGGAAAGGATTTTTGATCGTCAATGGCGGGGAGTATTTCCAGTGCCGTGGCATCACGCCCGTCCTGCGGAGCCGGCAGGGCACTCACCGCATCCAGAACCGCCTTCTGCAGAACATCCGGATCGTAGTCACGACCATCACGCGGAACAGGAATATGGCTTACCGCCTCCTTCACCATCTGTTCAAGCATCGGACGCACATCATCCGGGGTGAGACTTTTACCGTCTGCCGGCTGCGGAATATTTGCGACCGCATCATTCACCGCCTTCTGCAGTACTTCCGGATCATAGTCACGACCGTCGCGCGGAACAGGGATATGGCTTACCGCCTCCTTCACCATCTGTTCAAGCATCGGACGCACATCATCCGGGGTGAGACTTTTACCGTCCGCCGGCTGCGGAATATTTGCGACCGCATCATTCACCGCCTTCTGCAGTACTTCCGGATCGTAGTCACGACCATCACGCGGAACAGGGATATGGCTTACAGCCTCCTTCACCATCTGTTCAAGCATCGGACGCACATCATCCGGGGTGAGACTTTTACCGTCCGCCGGCTGCGGAATATTTGCGACCGCATCATTCACCGCCTGCTGCAGTACATCCGGATCATAATCACGACCATCACGCGGTACCGGAATGGCCCCCACAGCGTCATCCACCATCGCCTGCAGAACCGGACGCACCTCATCCACCGTCACATGCTTCTGTAATACCGCCGACAGGGAAGTCAGTTTCTCTTCAAACGCTTGTGCCTGCGAGGCCATCTTCCCCTCAAATGTGCGCTGTAAATCCGCCAGCACTGTGGAAAATTCTTCTCCCAGTGCACGAATAATGGACAGTTCCCGTTCCGTCATTTTCTCAGTATCCCCCCTGAACATCGCTTTCACCGCATCATGCTCTGTTTCACTGATTGCCTTATTACCGTCAGATGCGCCGTCAGGCAGCTGTGATGAAACTGTTTTCCCGGCAGACGCGAACGGATCCTCACGGGCATCACGACGGGACAGCGCCTCCAGACTGTAGTTCTGCTGCTGAAGATACAGTGCATCACCGCCGGCCAGGGGCGGCAGGTTCTCCCGTTTACGGGCCTCATTGGGCGTGAGAAGCGTATTTTTCACCGCATCCCCCAGCGTTTTCATGCGCCGCTCACTGTCCATTCTCAGCAGCGTGGTGACATCAAATTCTGTACTCTCGTTTTCCCCCGTTTCCAGCGCCTCATCCAGTAACAGTTCAATGGACTCAATCAGCGTCTGCAGACACTGGGAATAATACTGCTGCTCCAGCGCCTCCACGTTGTCACTGGAAGGCGGGTGGCCAACGCCAATCTTGTAGGCCGGGACACGGAACACCGAACAGACAATTTCAGCCGTCATTTTCAGTTGTTCCACCGTCTGCGCATCCACCGGTGAAAACGTCGTGGGGCTGTATTTTGCCCCGTTGCTCAGTATGGCCGTCTTCCCGGCATTTTCGCCCGTATATCCGCTGTCCCAGTTCCCCTTCAGTTTTTTCGCGTTTTCTTCCGTAATACTGCCGGGGACCTCAATCACGCCTGATGGTCGCCCGCCATTTCTGAAAAAATACGTCGAATTTGCCTGAATATGATGCCCCTGCATGGCGGCCAGTCCTGCGGCATACACCGGCGGCAGCCCCACAAGCGGATGAAAAAAACAGTTAAAACGGTCGTGGATCACCTCCCGGGCAGGCACCGTCACCGACTCTGTGATCCCACAGTTCCGGTCCGGCGTGATGCGGTAGAACACCTCGCCGTCATCCGCCACCAGAGGTTCAACCCGGTTCCAGTCCAGAATACGCAGTTCTTTGATCTGCCCCCGGGGGGTGCGGATTTTCAGCACCACCGTATTGCCGTGACGCAATTTGGAATTCAGCCACAGTTCAAAAAACTGGATGCGATTCTGCTGCGCATTAGGACGACGACAGAGACGGGCAGTATCTCCCTGCCGCTTTTCCCGGCGTATTCCCTGTACATCAGTCTGCATCAGGCGAAGCCGCATTTTGGCAATATCCTGGGATATCAGCGAAATGCATGAAAACACCGCGTGAAAGGACAAAACGGTTTCCGGATCGGCTTTCACCCCCTGCTGCCAGGCACCGGCAAAAGGCTCAGCCACCGCCTGAAACAGGGACCGCCAGCCCACTTCTCTTACGTCACGTCCTGATTTCTGGTTTTTTCGGGTTCGCCGCAAAAGGTTCCACATTCGCCATGCTCCGCATCACGTTTCTTTTTCTGACCTGCCGGACGTCGCGCTGTGATGTACTCCGCCTTCCCCAGGCGAACCAGCACCTCCGCACACGGCTGTGCCACATCACGGATATCCCCGGCCCGGGCATCATGCGTGCCCTGCAGATATCGGATCTTTGCCATAACCTGTTACGGGAGGCGCACGCCTCCCGTCCTCCTTATCAGACTCAGCCGCCGGACGCACTGCCGTAGTTCACTCCGGTGATCACCGCCACCGCCGCAGTACGGCGACGACGCCAGTTGATCCAGCGCTCCGCACGGATGGCCACGCTGCCTGTCTGGAACATGGAAACCAGCTCCACCGGGGACGGCGTGGTACTGTCGCCGCCCGGCTCAGACTGCATTTCCAGTGATGCCTCGCGGGACATATCCACTGCCACGCCGCCGTCATCCGCCAGATAAATATCCGGGGCATTCACCAGCACCAGCTGGTCACCCACGTACTGGGAGACAATCACCGGCAGCCCCTGGAAGGAGCCACCCAGCAGGGTCATGTCCGGGTATTCCTTCTGACCCAGCGCATTTTTACGCATGGACAGTGCCAGGGCATTGGTGCTGGACATCAGCCAGACCGCACCGGTGGGCTGCAGGTTTGCTGCCACAAACTGTCCAAACGCAGCCTCGGCATCCGCATCCGGGTTACCGGTTGATGCCGTGCCCTTCACATCATGGGTGATGGACGCCGGGGAGACATCTGCCACTGCGGCTTTTTTCGGGTCCACAAAGTCTGTATCCAGACGCGCCACCACCGCTTCCGCCAGCGCATTACGGACCAGTGCATCAGCAGCCGGACTGGAAAAACGGATCAATTCTTCCGTCAGTACCGCAATGGCCGACACCTTCGCATGACTGAAGGTGATGGATTCAAAATCAAACTTCGTCAGGGGTTTTGCCTTACCCTCACCCACCCAGCCGGCAGCACCGCCGGACACCTGGGCGTGCACACGGATATTGAATGGCACCTGACGAAGTGCAGGGATCCCGCCCTGACCAAATCGCCCGATAATGGTCTGCGGACGCAGGTAATCAATAAAGTCCTGTGCGTATTCCTGATATTCAGACAGGCTGCCTGCCCACTGCGGATCCGTGGTGGTCCCCGCGCCCACTGCCGATTTCAGGACATGATGCAGACGACTGTCATCCGGATACTGACGACGGGCCACTTCCAGGGCTTCAGATCGGACGCCTTTAGCCGCAGCCAGCGATTTGGCAAAGCGGGCGAAGCCAATCCCCTTATCCAGTTTCTGCTCCACACGGATCACCGGCGCAGAAGCCACCGCGGCCACATTCCCGTTACCGGCCTGTTTCACCGGCTGCGCCGTGGCGGCCTTACCGGCTTCCAGTTCACGCAGGCGCTTCAGGTGCGCATCCACCTGACGGATTTCCGCTGCGGTGTTGTCGTAATGCTCTTCCTCCTCCACATCCAGCGTGCGCCCTTCCTCTGCGGCTTTGGTCATGACCTCCTCAAGGGAGGCTGCCAGCGCTGCACGCTTGTTTTCAAAACTTTTAATCTGTTCGCCAATATTCATTATGGTCTTTTCCTTATGAAAAACGGTTGTTGACTGTGCCGCAGCGCCGGCAGAAGATGCGATTTTCACCACCGGTTTCCGGTTGCCGGACGCGGCAGAAAACGGGCGGTCGTAAGATTTAATGGTCCGGATGGTGCATTCCGCATTCGCGGGCACGGTGACGGCAGACACCTCCATCAGTTCCCAGCGCAGAAAATGCAGTCCGCCTCCGTCCAGAAAGGTGTATTCATGGGGACGGAAGCCCACGGACAGCCCCCTGACCAGCCCGGTCTTAATGGCCGCCCAGACCTCATCCAGCCGGGCAGCCAGTTGCGACGGCATATCCGGTACGGGCTTCACCAGTGTTGCCGTGATTTCCAGCCCTTCGCTGACCCGGCGCACCGTACACTGCCCCACCGGGCGGGAATGGTCATGCTGCCAGAGAAACGGGATCGCACTGCCAAACTCCGCGCCCTCCGGCTCCAGGATGTCACCATCCCGATCCGGAGAAGGCGTTGACGCAATCCCGGTGATCACCCGTTCATCCTCACTGAAGGATTTCACCGTCAGCAGGGAACAGGCCCGTTTAAGAGTCACATCAGCCTCCTGAAAATAAAAAAACCGCCGCAGCGGTTCATGATGGTTACAGTGTGAACAGGGTTATATGAAAAAAACCGCATATTCTTTCTTTTTCGGTTCCGGGTTAAGGGACATCAGGGAGACCGCATTGAACAGCGCCATCAGCGGGTCAATTTTTCCCCGTCCACTGGCCTGTTTGGTGATAAGAATGGCGTTACCTTTAGGCTCCACCCGGGCATTGCCGACACACCAGGCCATCAGGGGCTGGTCACCATGCACCAGCACCCCTTCAGCCAGTTTGCGCTCGGTGGTTTTAATGGCCCCGCCCAGTTTCCAGCCCTGGCTTATCCCCACCACAATTCCGTCGGGGATCCCGGCTTCCGCCAGTGAATCCAGAATCTGCCCCACCCCTGACGGGTCAATACCGATATGGTCCAGTAACTCAGCCTCATGAATGCGACGCACATATTCCGCCACTTCCGCCGTGTCATCCCCGACACGCCGGACAATGGTCATATCTCCACAGGCAACAAGATCCTGAAACCGGGACGCCTCGCTCTTCCGTCGGACCACCGCGGTTTCATGCGCCCAGGCATGGCCCCAGCCCAGCCATTCGCGGGTTTCCCTGTCACGGCCAATCACGTACATTCCCAGCAGATCATCCAGGCCCCCGCCGTCAATCCCCACCGTCACCACATCAGCGCGCTGCAGGATATCGTCCAGGCTGACGCGCCTGCCCTGCTGCTCCCAGAAATCCGCACCCGCCCAGCGGTCAGAACGCAGGGCAAGACCAATTTCCACATTGGCATGTTTTGACATGAAGCCACGAAATGCTTCCTCACCAGCCTCCCGGGCTTTACGGTACTCCCGGTACAGAAAAGCCTCATCCACCGAATAACCGAGATTCGGGTTAACCATGGCGAGGTTTTCCATCAGCAGGTGAGCCCCGCTTTCCACCATTTCAGGAGGATGCTCAAAAATCACCGGCAGAAAGTGCGGATCATGAATTTTGCCGTCACGGACATCCCGGGCGTACTGCAGTTTCTGTCTGAACACCCCGGCTGGCGGCTCATTCGACTGGGTGGTCGTATACACCACAAACCCTTCCGGGCGGGAGGCAAGGCCGCCTATGGCTTCACGTAACATGTCCTCCGCTTTGTACTGCTTGCCAAATAACCACAGTTCATCAATCAGCGTCCCCACGGACTTGATACCGGATACCGTATTCGGATCGGCAGCCACCACCTTCAGGGTGGTGTCCGTCACCCTGTGGGTGATGGTCCGGATATGTGTCTGCACCTGACAGAGGTCATCCAGATCATCGTCCCGTCGTACCATATCCCTGGCAGGGTTGAAGGCGTTAGCCGCCACCTCCACGGTCGGGGCCAGAATGGTGTAGCCCGCCGCCTGCCGCCAGTTCAGTAACAGCGCCGTCATCATGATCCCGGCAGCCAGCGTGGACTTGCTGTTTTTCTTGGGGATAAGGATAAAAACTTCCTTGATATGGCGTACACCGGTCTGCGCATCGTAGGAGCCAAACAGGGCCGCCACCAGGTCAAACACCCACTGTGCGCAGGACTCCCCGAACGTCGGGCTGCCCGGTGCATCCACAATCCGCAGTTGTTTAAAAATCGCCAGGGCATGTGCGGCCTGCTCCGGATAAATCGGAGCCGGAATAATCGACAGCCCCTTTTTCAGGCGCTCTGCCCAGTCCGGGCAGGCCGTGCTCCACACAGGTATCATCCGTTGCCCTCATTATCATTATTCACCACCAGGCGGGGTGGTGGTGGCACCGCAAAACGGTTAGCCGCTTTTTTCGCCGCGTCACCTTTTGCCGATTTTTTACCGGCATCCCCTTTTTTGTGGTGCGTGAACTGCGCCAGCTTATAAGCCGCATCCAGCGCCAGCCTGGGGTCGGTATTAATGTTCTCCACCAGAAGACGCCCCATCGCTTTCACCGGATCGGGAAGACCGTCCTCCATATACTCAATACCAGGAGATATCACCACGGGCGGTGGCATCTCCGGATTTGTTTCGTCCGGCTGTGGTATTGCAGCCGCCTCACGGCGACGGGGTTTATCCTCCGGCTCTGATTTTTTCTGCCGATAAACAGGAACCTCATCCACCTCCACCGTCTCGCACTGTTTACGGGCTATAAACGCAAGCACCTCCGGATCTTTTGCCAGCTGCGAGCCTTTAACCCTGGCTGTCTTCGCCGAATAACCGGCGGCAAGGGCTGACGCTGTTTTGTTTTTCCCGGACATGAGCGCCAGCGCAAATTTTCGTTTTTGCGTTGTCAGCACAGCCTCCTCCCGGGTCCAGAACGCACTCAGCCGGGTATGGTTCAGCCCATTTTTCCCGGCGTCTCATGCCGCAAATGTTAACTGCTGCCTGGTTAACATTTGCTGAAAAAGCCTGTTAACATTTTTTCCGCACAACAAACTGAATAATAAAGATAAAAACCGCAAAAATGCCCGGGCAGCCAGTTAACATGTTAACTGCCCTGAAACGGGAATTTTTTCTCTGCGTGAGAGGGGGCGCGGTGTCCAGGGCGATCGTTTTTTTTCGCCGGATGATCCCCCCCGGGTCTGGTCACAGGCCAGTGATTCCGTCGGCCCTGAGCGTGCCATCAGGAAGCTCAGGCAACGTCGGATCAGGCATACCACTCGCCGCTTCACTCGCTGACTTCTGGCGATGGCATTCAGTACAGAGGGTCCAGAGGTTCGTCTCCTCATTACCACCACCGAACTGAAGTGCAATGCGGTGATCGAGTTCACTGTCACAAAGGTCAACCACGCGTCTACAGAGACAACAGTGTCCGGCATCCCTCCGCCAGATACGACGTTTGAGGGAAACCCGGGCACTGCCACTGACACGACGCTGTTCCCCCCTCAGGACATTTATCCGCCGGGTGTTCAGAGTTTTGATTCTGCCCGGTAACGTACGAAGCACAGCCATGTAAAATCCTCGCCATATAGCTTGTCACCAGAGGAAAGAAAATGTCATCGAAAAACCGGCCCCGCAGAACAACAACCCGCAACATCCGATTTCCAAACCAGATGATTGAACAAATTAACATCGCTCTTGACCAGAAAGGTTCAGAAAATTTTTCTGCGTGGGTCATTGAATCTTGCCGCCGGGAGCTGGCAGCAGACATAAAATATGCCCGTCAGTTGACTATAAAAAAGAATGATACACAGTATGCTCTGCGATGGCTGTTCATATAACTATTTCTTTATATTGCTGAATTTATAAAAACTCACAGACATTAGCTGTATTAATTCCGAATTGAAATAATCAGCCATATAGAATAAAAATAAAGCATAACAATAATAATCTTCTACCCAATCAGTACATTACTGCTGTGACTCCAACACGGCAGTTTTTTTATTGAACAGATTCCAGTTTCTTCCACCATCGCACCGGACGGGCGACCATGAGGGGAGAACGCCGCGCTCCGTTTACGCGGTAAACCCCGGTGTGTATCGTTTTTGATTATCCCCGCACACTCTCGCAGAGGAGTCTCCCTGTCGGGCTGCGGTCTCTGTTAATGCAGGAATACGGCGACGATACGGCGCATCAGCAAAACTTAGTTCAGGCACTGAGTGCGGATATAGTCCTGTGCCCCTTCCAGCTGCTTCTGCATTGTCATCAACCGTTCTCT